AGACTCAAGGGTTACTCAAGTGTCTGAGATGACTATTGAGGAACTAGAGGCTGAGTTAGCTGGTGTTACTGAAATAGATCCAGAAGACTTAGATCAACCTGGGATTAATGCCCAAGTAGAAGGTAGTAATTTTGATAAGCCCGATAAAGACTCGGACTTATCAGGGACTGGCGATGCTGGTTCCAGTAAGTCAGTCAAATAAAATTAACATATTATTACTAGGAGTTTTTATGGCAATACTATCAAAAGCAGGGGCAAACCCTGGTGTATTGTCGTATCCGCCAGAAGATAATATGGGAATAGATAATTTATATAAAGCTTTTAGTGGCGCAGAAACAGAAGCCTTTGATAATCCCTGGATAAGAACTACATTTAGAGAGGCTGAAGGAGGCTCGACTGCGTTTGGCCCTGTGCAATTAACAGGAAATTTAGTAAAGAACTATTTATTAAATAAACCAGAAATAATTGAAGATAAAGATTTTGCTAATAGGTATTTAATGAATGCTAGAAAGTTCGCAGAACATGGTAATAACAAGGGTAAAATACCCTACTTTAATCCCGACTATGATTACGGTGGACAAGGTGGTATGACTACTGAGACCGATCAAGAAGGGTACTCAAAATTATCTAAAGCAATTATGAATGATTTATGGGCTAAAGCTAAAACAACAGATAACCCCCTCGAAAATATGATTAAGTATTGGAGATGGGGAGAAGGTTCGGACAAATCAAGAGATGATGATCCAGAATACTTCAAACGATTTTTTAAACATTTAGGAGAGTAACATGGAGAGTGTAATAGGTTTTATTATATTCGCAGCAGTGGCAGGTTTTGCATTTAGAAAGAAATTAGTACCTTTGTACAATAAATATTTTGGTAACAAAAAAGTGAATGACTAACTTTTAAAAAAAGTTATAGGAAGAAGGGGCGGAGGCTTAGGAGACTAAACCGGAGGATTTTTTAATTAGAAGGAGTTAATATGTTAGAAAAAATAAAGAATGGTGCTGATGGTGCAATAGATGTTGGCATTAAGTTAATAAGTTTATCAATAGTACTACAAATTATATTTGGCAGTCAAGTAGCATTCCTAACTGGGGACGTTATTGGAAGTATACTAGATATAGTTTGGACTCTTGGTAACGCGGGACTAGCGGGCCTTATCGCTGCTGGTATTATCTGGAAATTGTTAGACAAGGATATAACGAGTGAGTTATCCAAGTAACATAAAATGAAAACGGAGAAGAAATAATAATTTTTAAAAAAACTTGGGTCCCTCCGAACGGTGACGGTTGGCATCAGCCTAAGTAACCAACCACCTAATTTAAAACTATTATCATATGAGCTGGAGGGTAATTATGGATAAAGATAGTAAAGAATACAAATTAAAGTTAGCAAAAGAAATAGAAATACGCAAAGCTCTCGCTAAGAAAAAGAAAGATTTAAGATACAAAAATGACTTTAAAAAGTTTTCAGAAGATCGATTAAAGATCATCACTAAAGACGCCGCGCAAGGTTATATACCTTTTAAGTTTAATCAGGCGCAACAAAAAATACACAAAGCTGTTGAAAAACAGTTAAAAAAGAAAGGCAGAGTAAGAGTAATAATTCTTAAAGCTCGTCAGCAGGGTATATCCACATACACGGCAGGAAGAGTATTTTGGAAAACCTTATATACTCCTTACACTCGATCAGTGGTGTTAGCGCATGATAGCGCAACATCTGACGCTCTATTTACAATGAGTAAACAATTTATTGATAGAATGCCAAGTGATACAGCCCCTGAATTAATTAAGTCTAATGCGAAGGAAATTAAGTTTGCGCATAATGACTCAGGATTTAGATTATATACAGCGGGTTCACCTGAAGCTGGACGCGGTACAACTCCAACAATTCTACACTGTTCTGAAGTAGCGTTTTGGCAGAACCAAGAGAAAATCTTAGCTGGTCTATTCCAGGGGGTTTCTAGTGCTGATGGTACCGAAATAATTTTAGAATCTACAGCTAATGGTGCTACTGGCTCTTTCTATGAAATGTGGAAAAAAGCGGAACAAGGCTTAAATGATTATGTTCCAGTATTTTTACCTTGGTATATGACATTAGAATATACTATGGAAGTTTCCGGGGATTTCGTACGAACTAAGGAAGAAGACGCATTGGTTGAATTATACAATTTAACTAATGACCAACTTTATTGGAGGCGAATGAAGATTGGTGAATCTGGTGCAACAAAGTTTGCCCAGGAATATCCCGCGACTTCTGAAGAAGCATTCCAGGTATCGGGTGCTAATGTATTTGATATTGAAAAGATTGAAAAATTAAAAATTGAATCTGCTGCAAGTATAAGAAGTTTTAATCCTAAGATGATGTCTTGGGATGATCAAAGAGAAGGGCACCTTGAAATATGGGAGGCCCCCAGTTTCAAAGAGAAATATATTATTGGGGCTGATGTTGCTCTTGGGGTAGGACAAGATTATAGCGCTGCTGTAGTTATGAACTCAAAAAGAGAAGTAGTTGGTTTATACCGTAATAGCAGAATAGATCCTGCTGCTTTTGGCAAGGAATTATTTTATTTAGGACGCTATTTCAATAATGCACTTTTGGCTGTTGAATCTAATTCAATGGGGGTGGCTACCCTTCAGAAGCTGAAAGATATGAACTACGTTAATATGTACTTTCAAACAAAGATTGCTAACATATCAAATGAAGAGGGGATAAGACTAGGTTTTAGAACAACTAGTGCATCCAAACCCGCTATCATAGGCAATTTAAAGAATTGGTTATTTGAAGAAGAGTTAGATATTAAATCTTCAGTAATTATTCAAGAATTAAAAGATTACTTATCTGATGATAGGGGCACAACTGGCGCAAGCCCCGGATGTTTCGATGATTCAGTAATGGCTTTGGCTATTGCTTGTGAAGTTTATCGAACACATATTGATAAGTTAACAAATGATAGAATAGGATTTGGTAATATGTATATACCAGAAACTAATAACAATTGGATTTAGGAGACACTATGTCGAAAAATATTAATAAAATAACAGATGAAGAGCTTACGGGTCTCATTAATGACGCTATTCATCAGTCGGTAGGTTCATTCTCCGATGGTTCTGAAATATCAGAAGCAAGAGAAGAAGCTATTAACTACTACACCCAACAGCCAAGGGGTAGGTTAGCGCCAATGGGAGTTTCTAGAGTTGTATCATCAGATACTATAGAAATTGTAGATTCATATCTAGCGGTTATCTCAGAATTGATGTTAAGCAACGGAAGAATAGCTAAATTTAATCCAATGGACCCAACGCAGTCTAAAGCTGCAGGCATAGCTTCCGATATTACTAACCATTGTATCTTTGTTAAGAATAATGGTTGGGTAGAACTAAATACGTGGATTAAGAGCGCTCTACTATTCAAGAATGCAACTATTCGCTGGAAGTGGGTAGAGTCTTCTGAGTATAAGGTAGAGGAATACGAGAATTTAACCGCAGAACAACTCGACGTTATTACGGCAGAAAAAGATGTCGAAATAATTGAGTTAAATACTGCATCAGAAATAATTGAAGGCGAAGAAGTCGAATATTATGAGTTAGCTAAAATTAGACGCAAGGTAGATACGTCCAAAATAGAGTTAGAAAATATTCCACCTGAGTCTTTTATGATTAATCGAACAGCTGCATCAATAACTAATTCTACATTCGTAGGAATCCAAACCGAAGTATCTTTATCTGATCTTCGCACACAAGGATTTGATGTACCAGATGACTTGGCGACAGAAGGTTCGGAATCTTTTGCGGGTCTTAAAGGTAACTACGGAGAAAGTGCTAGCAGACAATCAGTAAATAATGTCTGGGTAGGTGAAGAGGAAGATATTTTAGGCACGGCTAACAGGGAAATTACTGTTAACGAAGTCTGGATGAAGATTGACAGAGATGGCGATGGTATCGCTGAGTTGAAGAGGTTCATAGTGGCTGGTGATGAGATTTTATTAGAAGAGTATGCTGATAGTATACCTCTAGCTAATTTAAATCCTATCGAGATTCCATACGCCTTCTACGGGTTGTCTATAGCAGACGTAACTCGATCAGCTACAGAGATTAAAACGGCTATTACTCGAGGTATGGTAGAAAATGTATATTTGACAAATTATGGTCGAATTCTTGCAGATCCCAACACGGTGGATTTCCGTGCACTTCAGAGCCCCGAACCTCACCAGATTATTCCTACTAATGGTAGTCCTGTTGCAGCAGTGCAACCGATTACCCCGGATTCTCTGTCACCTTCGACGTTCTCCTTATTAGAATTTATGAATAATGAGAAAGAGCAAGCTAGCGGTATGACACGCGCGGCTCAAGGTGTAAATGAAAAACTATTTGATTCTGGTAACTCAGCAGGTAAAGTTGCGCAAGTACAGGCAGCTTCACAAAAGCGTATTGCTTATGTAGCGCGTAGATTTGCTGAAACTGGTTTTAAAGACTTATGCCGTGGTGTTTATAGCTTAGTGCTAGAAAATGCTGATGCGATTATGAAAGACTTTTCGTACTATGGTGTTACATCTAAAGATATGATGCCTATTGAGAACTGCACTGTAGATATAGATGTTGGTCCCAACAGCAAAGCTAATACCCAAGAAAACATGATAATGTTAGCTACACAAGTTATGCCAATGTTATATCAAGCGCCAGAAACTAAGAGTGTCATCAATCCTGCTTCAGGGTTTAATATTGCTAAGCAACTTATGGATTCAATTGGTGTCGAAAACTGGACTGACTTTATTGTCGATCCAGCAACACCGCAAGGTCAACAGCAAGCACAAGCTGTAGCTCAACAACAACAGGCAGCACAGGCTGAAGAGCAGAAAGAGCAGGAAATAGAACAACAGAAACTTATGTTGACTCTGCAAAAGCAAATGGCGGATATTCAGAAGAAACAAGCCGATATGGAATTGGATAGAGAGAAGTTCGAGCATATGGTTGCTAAGGACAAGGCAGAGATTGCTTTAGAAATACAAACAGGGAAACCTACCAAAATTGGTAATTAATTCATGAAACGGAGGTAAAATGGATAAAATAGAACTAGGGACTCATGCTAAGATGATTATAAGTAATAAAGCTTATGACTTAATCTTTGAGAAAGTTAGAGAAAAGTATTTAGCGGCATGGAGTCAGACAGGTTCACATCAAACAGAACTACGAGAGACTATTTATAATACTGTCGTAGCGCTAACAGATGTGAAGAAAGAAATAGAATCGTTA